ATGTTCAGACATGGAAAAACTAAGTTTGAACGATGGTCAAAATATCTGGATTTGACAGATACATCTCAAAAGAAAATTTATGATTGGGCTAGGAGATACCACAATGGTACAATCATTCTTAAAAATTCACAAACTGGTCAAGTGAGAGGTATTCGTTATAATCGTACTGGTGGAGGCCAATGGGGCAAAATTACTAGATTAAAAGAACAAGTATTAAAAACAAATCAAGAATTTACAGCAAAATGACAGTAAAAGCCGATGTTGAAGTTCTCAAAACTAAAATCGAGAAAATCGAAAGTTCTTTTGAAGATCACATCACACAAAATAGAGAAGATTTTAAAGAGGTTCATTCTAGAATGAGTACCATGAAAAGAGAAATTTCAGACGAAATTAACTTGACTTTTGAGAAATTGTATGATAAAATAGATGAAAATGAAAAAAATATTGGTGGAATAGAAAAATGGAAATGGACATTGGGAGGTATAATGCTTGCATTAACTTTTGCAATGACTGTATTTTCAACTTTTTGGGCAGTTCACACTTAAATTAGAACTTTATTATTTAATACATTATGAGTTATATTGACCAGAAGTACATAAATCTATGTACCTCTAGGGTGGAAAAATTTAAGAAAGTCAGGGATAATCTTTGGAACTTTCGTTGCCCCATATGTGGGGATTCCAAAAAACATAAGAATAAAGCCAGAGGTTTTGTATACCGCAAGAAAGCATCTTTTTTTTATAAGTGTCATAATTGTGGTGTGGGTCTTACTTTCAATAATTTCCTCAAACAAATAGATCATGGTCTTTATACTGAGTATCGTGTAGAAAAGTATAAGGAAGGTGAAACTCAAAGGAATACTCCTATTCCTGACCAAACTCCATTTAAATTTGAAGCTCCTAAGTTTGACAAATCCATGAATAAGCACTTGGATAAGTTAGTCAAATTTAGTGAACTGGAAGATGGTCATCCAGCCATACAATACTTAGAAAAAAGACAAATTCCCAAAAAACATTGGGACAAATTATATTTTTCAGAGAAATTTTACGAGTGGTCACACACAATATTTCCCGAAAAATTTAAGAGTATAAATATAGATTATCCACGCTTGGTCATACCCTTCTTTGACAGGGCTGGAGAAATATTCGCTTATCAAGGAAGAGCCTTTGGTAACGAAGATCCTAGATATATCACATTAAAAATTGTTTCAGAAAAAGAGAAGATTTATGGACTTGAACGTATTGATTTTAATTCTCATACATACGTTGTTGAAGGCCCATTAGATTCTCTCTTTATAGACAACTGTTTAGCAGTTGCCGGTGCCGATTTGAACTTATTGGAATTGAGTCCAGAATCAACCACTATTATTTACGATAACGAACCACGAAATAAACATACTGTTGAACGTATGTTTAAATCTGTGGACAAGAATTATAATGTAGTAATTTGGCCACCTGAACTAAACAGTAAAGATATTAATGACATAGTTCTTTCAGGAACTAAAAATATCAAACAATTTATTGATGTACATACATATCGAGGATTGAACGCATATCTCAAAATTAATCAATGGAAGAAAATATGAATCCTCAAATGCAAACCGTATCAACACCACAGACTTATAAACCTATAACCAACACACTTCATAAAAAAACTGTTACAGAACCAACCCCAAAAATAGACCCTTTTCAAAATGAAATGAGTAAATTTGTATACTATAGAACATACTCAAGATGGGATGACAATAAGAAACGTAGAGAAACGTGGGATGAAACAGTTGAAAGAGCGGTAATATTTCTCAAGAAAGTTAGTAAAAATAAATTAAAAAAATCAGATTATGAATTAATACATCAGTACATTTTAGAAATGAAGGTAATGCCTTCAATGAGACTATTGTGGACTGCTGGAAAACCAGCAGACATTAATAATGTTGCAATCTATAATTGTTCAACCGTACCAATAGATGGACTTCATTCTTTTGCAGAGGTTTATTTCCTATTGATGAGTGGTGCTGGAGTCGGTGTTGATGTTTCTAAAAAATACATTGAAAAAATTCCCAAAGTTAAGAAACTGAATGGTGAAAGACAAAAGGTTGTATTTGAAGATTCCAAAGAAGGTTGGGCAGTAGGAACAATGGAAGTTTGTCGAGCTATGTGGGAAGGTTGCGATGTAGAATGGGATTTATCCAAACTCAGACCACAAGGAGCTAGACTCAAAACTTTTGGTGGTAGGTCATCTGGGCCAGGGCCTTTGGATGAAACTTTGCACTTTATCAAACACATGGTAGAAGCACATAGAGATAGAAAATTAAGTTCTACTAATGCTTTTGATATTATTACCAAAATTGCAAATTCAGTAGTCGTAGGTGGTGTCAGAAGATCATCAATTATTACTCTTTCAGACCTTTACGATAGTGGAATGAGGAACGCAAAACAGGGCCAGTTCTGGATCACTAATGGTCATAGAGCCATGAGTAACAATAGTGCAATTTATGACATTAAACCAAACTCCATTGACTTCATGAAGGAATGGTTAGCACTTGCAGAGAGTGGTACAGGAGAACGTGGTATATTTAATCGTTATTCTATCAATAGTTTAATACCAAAACGAAGGCGTAAGAGACAAGATTGGACTACAAATCCCTGTGGTGAAATAATATTAAGGCCTAGAGGGTTCTGTAACCTCACAGAAGTAGTTATTCGTGCAGAAGATACACTTGAAACATTGATGGAGAAGATTAAAGTTGCAACTCTAATTGGAACTATACAATCAACAATGACTGATTTTTCTCTTTTAGATGACTTGCATGAGGATTGGAAGAAGAACGCAGAAGAAGAAAGACTCTTAGGTGTTTCTATGACAGGACAGATGGACAATCCAGATGTATTAACACCAGAGAATTTACAAGCTCTTAGAGATTATTCCATAGGTGTGAATGTAGAAACAGCAGAACGATTGAAGATAAACAGATCTGCAGCCATCACTACTACAAAACCTAGTGGAACAGTTTCAACATTAGTAAATTCTGCATCGGGTTTCCATCCAAGATTTGCACCATATTACATACGAAGGGTGAGAATTTCAGCAACAGATCCATTGTTCAAAATGATGAGGGATCAAGGAGTAAAATTTTATCCAGAAGTGGGACAACCAGTAGAAACTGCTCAAACATGGGTAGTTGAATTTCCAGTAAAGGCTCCAGAGGGGTCGGTGATGGTAAAGGATGTTGATGCAATTTCTCAATTAAAACAATGGTTAAAGATAAAACACAATTATACTGAACATACAGTATCAGCTACAATATATGTCAAGCCAGATGAATGGTTTACAGTTGGTAACTTTGTATATGAAAATTTCGATGACTTAGTGGGGGTGAGTTTCTTACCTAAAGATGACCACATCTATCAACTTGCCCCTTTTGAGGAAATCGATGAAAAAACTTATGATACAATGCTTGCAGATTTCCCAATTATTGATTATTCTAAACTTTCTAAATACGAAACAGAGGATAATACTACAGGAGCCCAAACAGTTGCGTGCTCTGGTGACAGTTGTGAAATCATTTAATAGCAAGTTATGATAGAAGAAGTAGAAGTAGATTGCAAGGATTGCAATGCGACATTTAGTTTACAACATAATCTAAATTTGTCAAGATATGAAATAGGATTTTGTGCTTTTTGTGGTGGAGAAGATATTGAAATAGAAGAAGGTTTTGATGATGAAGAAGAGGAAGATTATTATTGACCTAAATATTCCCATGTGGAGTATTTATGAGTTACGAAAATCCTTGGCTATATAATGATGTAGCATTTGAAAGTGAAGATATAGAAGATTATTTTGGTTTCTGTTATCTTTTAACTGACCTTGAAAATGGAAAGATGTATATTGGGAGAAAATATTTCCATAAGAATCGAAAGAAAAAAGGTCAGAGAAAAAGAGTACGATCAGAAAGTGATTGGAAAACCTATTACAGTTCATCTAAGAAAGTTCAACAATTAGTACAGCAATCTGGTGGTGACAGATTTAAGAGAGAAATACTTGGTCTATGGAAAAAAAAAGGCCAAGTAAATTACAACGAAACCAAGTTACTATTCAACCATAATGTGTTAGAAGCTGTTAATCATCACGGCGAAAAACTGTATTATAATGATAATATTATGAACAGATATTTTACAACACTCATGGAAGAAAAAACTTGACTTTTGAGATTTATAATGTTATAATATAAGATATGAATAAAAGACTTACAAAATTGAAAAGTCTTATTGATGATGGTTCAGTCCCAACCATTTTAGAAGTTAGATCAAAACCAAAGGATTATTCCTATGAGGATGTTGTAGCTTTAGATTATGGATTTGTTCAAAACTTATATATGGGTAGTGGACAATTTGAAAAATGGTTTACTTATACTGGGCCTAAACCTATAAAACTCAATGATCTTATTATAAATCCAAATGAGATGATTGAAATTTTACTTGATTATTATGGAATATCATGAGAAAAAAACTAAGTGAAGAACGAAAACAGGAGCTTCGTGATCAACTTACGAAGGCACGAAGTAAGAGAGCCCCAGCAGAATACAAAAACGTATATCCATCTGTCTTAGCAAAACCAGATGATGACCCCTTGTCATTGAAATCTATTAAGAAATCTATTAAACATAACAAGGAAAAGGCAGCTGCATTTCTTACCAACTCTCGCAGGAGAGGCACAACTCCCAAACAATCCATTGCAGATAAAATTAATGCTGATGGTGCGAAAGCATATATTAGGATGATGGAACATTATCTTAGAACAGGGGATTGGATTTCTGATTTCATGGGAGATGATGAGGAAAAGAAAACACAATGGAAATGTGTTGCAATGGCCTATCATGAAGATGGCACACCGAAACGAACTAAAGGTGTCTGGTATCCAGACATTCAAACAATATGGACAAGTGAATAAATTATGAAAAATGAACCATTATATACAGGCAAACCATTAGGTAAGCCACAAGGAACTGATACTGAATTTGTTGATATAAGACATACATTTGAATATTTTTTAATATCTAAAAGAAAATATTCTAAATGGGATGCTTGTTTGCGAGTAACAAATGATGGTGATGCCGTAAAAAGAGAATATATGGAATATTATAAAATGACGCCTGAAGGTGTAAATGATGAATATTTCCATTGTGGAAAATATGGATTATACTTATGATATTAATTGATTTAAGTCAGATAATGGTGGCATCCACGATGATGTCTATGGGAAAAGAACAATCAGAAGTTGATATTGACATGGTTCGACATATGGTTCTGAATAGTCTCAGAATGTATCGGTCAAAATATCACGGAGAATATGGTGAGTTGGTCTTATGTTGCGATGGTAGACACTCTTGGAGAAGGGAACACTTTCCACAATACAAAGCATCTAGAAAAACTAATAGAGAAGCTGATAGTAGAGATTGGTCACAAATATTTGGATGTCTTGATACTATCAAATCTGAACTTAAAGAGTTTTTCCCATACAAGTATCTTGAAATTGATGAGGCAGAAGCAGATGATATTATAGGAGTTCTTGCAAGAAAAGCAGGATCAGAAAAGGTAATGATAATTTCTGGTGATAAGGATTTCATACAACTACAAACACACAAAAATGTAAAACAATACAGTCCTATCACCAAGAAATTAGTGACAGCTGATAATCCATATAATTATTTAAAAGAACATATTTTACGAGGTGATTCATCAGATGGTATTCCTAATTTTTTATCATCTGATAATTGTATCGTAGATAAGATTAGACAGAAACCATTGTCTAAAAAGAAGGTAGAATCATGGCTGGGTGAAAGTCCAGTAGATTTTTGTACTGAAGAACAATTAAGAAATTATCATAGAAATATGAAACTAATTGATTTACAATTTACACCATTAAACATAGTTGATCAGATTAATCGACAGTTTGATGTAATTCCGCAAGGAAAACGAAGTAACCTTTTGAATTATTTTATCGAAAGGAAACTTAATAATTTAATACAAGATATAGGAGAATTTTAATATGGCACAATCACCAGTAGAATTTGATAGTAATAGTGATGGATCTGTAAGTGCATATCCAGAAAGATCTCAATCAGCAATTAAGGTTAGAGATTTACTTCTTAGTGAAATTTTATCTAAAGTTCATGGTGCAAAAACAAAAGCACAAAAGGTTAAAATTTTACAAGAAGAAGATTGTTTGGCCTTACGACAAATTTGTCAATGGTCTTTTAACCCTAAAATTGAATCAGAATTACCAAATGGAGCTCCACCATATATTGAAAATGAAGCTCCAGAAGGTACTGAACATATGTTGTTAAGAACCGAAGGTAATACTCTTTGGCATTTTGTCAAAACCAATGGAAAGAGTGCAGATCCAAATCTTCAAGCAACACTTAGAGAACGTATGTTTATCAGATTGTTAGAAGGGTTGCATAAAGATGAGGCTAAACTTTTATGTGAAGTAAAGGACAAAAACCTTCATCGAGTTTATAAGGGATTATCTACTCAGGTCGTATTGGAGGCTTTTGAGTGGAATGAGGACTTTCAAGAGTATAAATAATAGTACAATCTTTTAGGGAGTCTATAGATATGCAAATCCGAAACGGAATGAGTGTAGAAGATGGACTATCTTCTCTCCACTTTTAATTCCCCCAATTTATAATTTAAAGTTTAACCGTTTAACGATCTGCGGTTGATAATATCTTGTTGGACTTTCTATATCTAAAAAAGATTGAAGATCATATTAAATTAAGGTAATATGAAAAAACTGTTCACAACAGTTGTT